TATCAGTCAAATAACATGTTGAAATTTTATTAAGATAAGCATTCTCTGCTGCACTTGTGTCGTCTTTTCTATAGTAGTATTTTATGTCCATAGTGGTTGGAATTGTTAAAGTTCTTCCTAATCCTGCTTCGCCCGTATTCAAACCTAAAGCAGCTGCTGCAACTCCTTCTCCTGTTCCAACACCAGAACCAGCTAGAGAAGAACCACCAAAAGAACTTGTATATGATGGGAGCATCGCAACTTTAAAAGCACGAACTATACTGTCAACTTGCTCAGATTCTTGTTCAGACTTTGGAATAAACGAAAATGAAAATTGAAATTGTCTTCTTTCAATTCCTTTAAACATCAATTCCATTTTCTCAGTAACAATTTTTCCTGAGTTGAGTTGAAATAATTCTTTAGCGCCTTGTCCAAATGTATCAATTAACGAACCAGTCACTTTAGAAAGGGCTTGCTTAGCACCTGTTGCAACTGCTACTTTACCTAAACCAACAAGACCTGATGCAGTGCCATCAGCAAGTGCATTTGCTCCTGCTTCTGCTATAGCTCCAATTTCTTTATTTTCATAATTAGATTTATACGTTGTTCCAACTTGTGCAGGCATATACAATGCAATTTGTGTTTCAACGGTTTTGTTTGATCCTCTAAGAGTAAAACTACGCCGTTTAAATCCGTCACCAGTTTCTTCTTTACCTAGTGAGCCGGAAGTTAATTTGTGTATCTGAAAAAGTACAAAATGACCTTGTTCTAAACTACTAGCCTCAGTGGGATAACTAAGCATTTTAGGAGCAGAAAGTACTGGAGTTCTTCCAGCGTTTTTTTGAACACTACCATTTAAGTTAGCACCTTCTTGTGGTTTTTGATCAAATCTTTTAGGTTTTTTTGCTGCGAGAAACTGAACTCTGGCCATATGGCAACTCCCATAAATAATCTTATAAAGGTATTTATACAATATGGCATACAGAGGAAAATATACACCAAAGAATCCTGTAAAATATAGGGGTGATCCAAGTAATATTATCTATCGTTCTTTATGGGAAAGAAAATTTATGTTATATTGTGATGATAGCAAATCTATAATGGAGTGGGGCAGCGAAGAAGTTATTATACCGTATATATCACCATTAGATGGTAGAGTACATCGTTATTTTCCAGATTTCTATATCAAGGTCAAACAACATAATGATAAAATTAAAAAATATATAATTGAAGTTAAACCTAAGAAACAGTGTAGTCCACCAGACCCAAAACCCTCAAAAAGAACTAAGCGTTGGTTTTCAGAAGTGAAAACATGGGGAGTTAATGAAGCTAAATGGAGATCAGCAAACTCTTGGTGTTTAGATAAGGGTATGGAATTTAAGATACTGACAGAAGATGATTTAGGAATTCGTTATAAATAAGAGTATGGCAAACAGCGATTATATACAAAGCGTAATAGACGCCTCAAAAGGCAAACCATATTCTACTCAGTGGTATCGAGACAAAATTAAAGAATTTGGTAAACCTAGCAGATTAGACCTCATTAGAGATGGTAGTAGATCAGCACGACCATTTGTTGGAACTTTAAATATGTTTGTGTATGGACCTAAGCATAAAAAGAAATTACCATATTATGACACATTTCCTTTAGTACTTCCAATAGAAAATTATACAGATGGATTTTTAGGTTTAAATTTTCATTATTTACCAATTCCATTAAGGATGAAATTGTTAGATGCTATGCTTGATCGTGATTTAAATACAAGCTATAATGCTATCAAAGGAATAAGTTTAGTCAAACCAACTATACACAGATATTTAGCTGGATATACAAAATCACAGTTTCGTAAAATTGAAGAAGATGAATTGGTTGTAGCAACACTACTTCCTGTTCATAACTTTAAAAAATCTAGTGCAAGTTCTGTTTGGTCAGATTCAAGGAAAATGATCTAATGCCAGCAAATCCTCTAAAAGACTTAGAAAGACAAGTTAATATTGATAATGCTTTTGGTGTTCCAATTGAAGCAGATGGTGTCACAAGGACTCAAGTAAATTCTATTGATGCGCTACGGAGTGAACTTGGTAGATATGGAATATCACAAAAAAATAAATTTCAACTAAACATATCTCCACCTAAAAATATATCTCCAGGCGGTGCGAATACATTAAGAAGATTATCAATTCGTTGTAATGCTGTAACCTTGCCGGGCAATATTTTAGAGACACAATCTGACTCTAATATATATGGCCCTAATAGAGACATTGTGAGTGGAATAGGATTTTCAGATGATATCTCAGCACGATTTATTCTGGATGATAGATTTGATATAAGAAGATATTTTGCTGATTGGCAAAAATTAGCGTATAGTGAATACAGTTGGAATATAAAATACTATAAAGATTATACTGGTGAACTTGATATATTTGTTTTAGATAAATCTTTTATACCAAGAGCAGGATATAAAATATGGGAAGTATATCCAAAAACTATTGGACCAGTTGAATTTGATATGTCATCAACTGAAGGTATTCAAGATTTTTCCGTTCAGTTTGCATTTAGATATTGGACTGATATTGGTGAACATGCCTCTAGACAACCAAACAAAACGGCGGAATTGCTTGAGCTTGAAGAAGAACTTTTCTTCGATACTGAATAAAAAAAATGAATTGAAATAGGAGATATAATATGGCTTTGCCAAAACTTGAAACACCAACTTATATAATGAAAGTTCCCTCTACAGGAGAAGAAATAAAATTTAGACCATTTTTAGTTAAAGAAGAAAAAATTCTACTTCTAGCTCAAGAAGAACAAGATGAGGGCGCAACATATCAAGGGGTTCTTGATCTAGTAAAGGCTTGTACCTTTGGAAATGTCGGTAATAAAACAGACCCAATGTTTGATATTGAATACGCCTTTCTAAAAATTAGGCAGAAATCAATTTCAGAAACAGTTGATGTAAAAATGTTATGCCCAGATGATGAAGTAACGTATGTTGATGTGACTATCAATCTTGAAGATATTACAGTGACTATGGATGATAAACATAGTAAGATTTGTAATCTTGGTAAAGATTCTAAAGGTAATGAAGTTTCTATGGAATTAGATTATCCAAATGTTGCATCAACCTTAGAATCTTCTGGTAAAAACTCTATAGATAGTATTTTTTCTGTAATTAAGAATTGTATATCTTCAATTCAGTTTGGAGATGATGTTTATAATAAAGTTGATATAACTTCAGAAGAAATTGAAGATTTCGTGGATAGTTTGACACAAGATCAGTTTGTAAATTTACAAGATTTCTTTGAAACAATGCCAAAACTTACTCATGATGTAGAAATTGTAAATCCTAAAACAGGAGTAAAATCAACAGTTCACTTGGAGGGACTAAACAATTTTTTAAGCTAACTCTTTCTCATAATACGTTGGCATCATATTTTAAGATTAATTTTGGATTAATACAACATCACAAATATAGTCTTACTGAAATTGAAAATATGATACCGTGGGAAAGAGATATTTATGTTGGATTATTAATGCAGTGGTTAGAGGATGAAAAGGAGCGACAAAAAGCACAAAATAAATAAGGGGATATCCTATGCCGCAGAAAAAATTACAAAAAGATTCAAATTATAATAAATATGATTTAGATGGGGATGGAATAGTGACTGATGAAGAATTAGCTAAAATGAAAGAAATAGAAGAACTTGAAATGCAAGAAGATAAAGCTGATGCTCAACGAAAGATGTCGTGGGTATCTCTTATTGCTATGATTGTGTTCACTATCGTTATATGTACTCCTATTATCTCAGAAGCTCGACTTAAATTAATTGGTGATATCTCAGGTTTGTTCTACATCGGCATGGCTGGTGTTGTTGGTGCTTACATGGGCATGACCGCTTACATGAGCAGGAAATAAATTATGCCTACAAAAAAAGAAGAAGATGATCTAATCAAATCACAAAAAGAAAGCGCTAAAGCTTTTAGTGATGCAGCAAAAGAACTAAAGGCTGCTGCATTAAGTGTACAAGAAAACTCTTTGCGTGAAGAGTTAGGTCTTACGAAAGCAGCGCTTGCGGCAAAGATTGGTGATAAAATTCTAGGAAATGGTTTTAAAAGAACAATATTTAATTTTATGCTTGACAAAAAGCGTGCTAAACAATTACAAGAATCTTCTGGATTAAGCAAAAGAGAATATAAAGAATTTCAAAAAACTGTCAGAGAAAATAAAAGAAAAGTTGCTGAAGCTAAAGCTTCAAAAAAGAGGGATGAAGAAAGACATAAAGCTTTAAAAGAACAACTTGGAGAAGAAAAAGCAAATAGTATTATTGAAAAAGAAAATGCAGAAAATGAAAGTGAAAGAATAGCAAGAGATATGATTCTTGCTGAAAATCAAAATGAAGCAAATATACAGAGTCTGTCAACTGCGGCAGCTAACGATGGTGGTGAGACTCCAGCTGAAAGAGATCAAGAAAGACAAGAAAATGAAAGATGGAAATCTACACAACTTGATCTATTAAGACAAATAGCAGAGAGTATTACTGGAAGTGGTGGCGCAGGGTCAAGTGACAGTGGCGATAGCGGTTTGACTGGTCTTGGTGCGGGCATTGCTGGACTTGGTAAAGGTATCGGAGTCTTTATAAAAGCGGTTGGTTCTGGTGCCGGAAAACTTCTTATATCATTAGCACAAGGATTTGCTGCACTAGGGAAAGCGTTAGGTCCAATCGGTAAAGGTATCGGAAGGGCAATAGCAGGGATTCTAAGAGGATTTGCAAGTGGGGTCATGGCATTTGCAAACCCATTAGTCATTGGTGGTTTAGCTGTATTCACTCTTGGAATGATTGGTTTGGGTGCAGCACTAAGAGTTGCAGCGCCTGCATTTGAAGCAATTGCTCCTATCATGATTAGAATTGCTGATGTTATTGGCAACGTCCTCACGAAGGCCATTGAAGAATTCGCACCTGTTATAATTAAGATTGCTGATGTTATCGGTAACGTCCTCATGACTGCTATCATAAAAGTACCAGAGATATTCAGATCAATTGGTGATGTAATTAAAGAAGTTGGTGGTGTAATTATTGGTATAATTGAAGGTGTTGGCGGTGCTGTAGCAGGAACAGTAACTGCGATTGCAGATGGTATTGCAACGGTTATTAATGCCGTAAAGGGTGATAAAATTGGTGAAGCAAAAGCGGCAACTGAATTACTTGAGGCACAAACTGCATCAGTTGAAAGATTATCTAAAATTGATTCAACCGTAATGACGAAAACAGCTTTAGGTATTAAAGAAATTGGTAAATCGTTGGAGAATATTGGTATTGAAGGAACTAATTCATTAATAGCATTTGATAAAGCGATACGTTCAATCAATGGACTTGATGCAACAAAAATTGGTCTTCTGAATCAAATCAAACTACCAAAAATTTCGCCGCCGACTGCTGATGAATATGAGAGAATATTCAAAACAATGCAAGAAACCCAACCTAACTTAATTCAGTCGATTAGTGGTATGTTCAGTAATGCATTTGGAGGTAAAAAAGTAGGTTCACTTGATGCG